CTTTTATGTCCAACATTGGACGCGAAACTGTGACCAATACTCTGTTTGAATTTCAAACAGATACATTGGCCGCAGCCGCTGCCAACGCCCAGCTTGAGGGTGATGATGTCGGCACTTTTGATTCCGTGGTCGCCACTGTTCGCGTGCAGAACTATGCACAGATCAGCCGCAAGACTATTGTCTTGTCAGCTACTGAAGAAGTGGTTAACAAGGCTGGCCGCCGCAGCGAACTGGCTTACCAGATCGCAAAGCGTGGCTCTGAGTTGAAGCGTGACCAAGAATTCATCATGTTGTCAAACACTGGTGCAGTTGCTGGTGACTCTACTACTGCGCGTAAGACGGGTTCTTTGACGGCCTTCTTGAAGACCAACATTGACTTTGACACCACCAATGGTGCAAGCCCAACTTACACGACCCTGCCTTCCGCTGCCCGTACAGATGGCACTGTTCGCACCTTCACTGAAACCATTCTCAAGAATGTGATTCAGAAAGTGTGGACTGCTGGCGGTACACCTAAGATCCTGATGGTTGGCCCTGTCAACAAGCAGCGCGTTTCTGGTTTCGCTGGTATTGCATCTTCACGCTTCAACATTGATGGCGGTGCAAAACCTGCTACTTTAGTTGGCGCTGTAGATCTTTATGTTTCAGATTTCGGGAATGTAGCCGTGATTGCGAACAGATTCCAGCGTGAGCGTGATGCTTTTGTACTAGATCCTGACTACGCCAAGATGGTTGTGCTGCGTCCTTACCAGCAGATCGAACTGGCCAAAACAGGCGATGCCGACAAGCGCATGCTGCTGGTCGAGTACGGCTTGAAGGTGTTGGCAGAGAATGCTCACGGCTTGGCCGCTGACTTGGTTACTTCTTAACAGTAAGCAACGGGAAGGGCCAGAGAAATCTGGCCCTTTTTTAAATGATTCACAAAAGACTATTTAGCGAAAACAAAGATCAAGGCATCACCCGCTACTGGCATGAGAATACCGATACCGGCGATGTGACAATTGAGACTGAGCAAGATGTGACAGCGGTGATTGAGGCTAACAAGGCCGTCTACAACGCTATAGATGGCAAGGCTAACTGGAATGGCGAGTGGCACTTGGTGGCATCCATCCCCGAAGCTCTCTATTACAAGATGAAGGCCGAGGGCAAGATCGATGACCAAGCATATATGAAGCGCTGGCTCAACGATCCTGACAATCAATTTTTTAGAACACGACCTGGGAAAGTATGAACTACATTGCAGTCTGCACTCCAGCACGGGACATGGTTCACACCATGTACAGCTACGACTTGGTGAACATGGTTGCGTATCACACGATCAACACCAATGACGCTGTGAGCCTCAAGATCTCTCAAGGCACTTTGATTGCCAACCAGAGGGCAGAGTTGTCACTGGATGCAATGGCTGAGGGCTGCACCCACATCCTGTTCATTGACTCTGACATGCGGTTTCCGCAAGACATGATCGAGCGTCTTTTAAAGCATGACCTTGACATTGTGGCGACAAACTGCGCACGGCGTAGAATGCCCACTGGCCCGACAGCGCAACTGTACAAAGAGAACGGCGAGAGGGAATTGGTCTGGACGATGCCAGAGTCCACCGGCCTGCAAGAGGTGGGGTCTGTGGGGATGGGCGTGATGCTGATCAAGGCCAATGTCTTTGCGGCACTGGCCGAGCCTTGGTTTGAAACGCCTTGGCGCGTGGACAAACGAGGATATGTCGGTGAGGATGTCTTTTTCTGTCAGAAAGCAGCGGCTGCTGGCTTTAAAATATGGATTGATCACGATGTCTCCAAAGAGATTGGACACATCGGGACTTTTGAATTCAAGCATGACCACACCTGGGTGATGAAAGAAATAAAGGCAGTCTGATGGCTCTGACAACCTACACCGAATTGAAGGCATCCATTGCAGACTGGCTCAATCGGTCAGACCTGACGGCGGCTATCCCTGACTTTATCTCTTTGGCCGAGGCGCAGATGGAACGCACGCTGCGCACAAGGCAGATGATCGTCAGGGCCAATGCCTCATTCAATGCCGAGTACGGCGCAACGCCCAATGACTTTTTAGAGGTCAAGTCCTTCAAGCTGAGTGGCACTAATCCCGTTACCCCGCTGTCGTTTATGACGATAGATGCGCTGGATGCAGAGGCAACAAAATTCACAGCCAGCGGCAGGCCCAAGTTCTTTGGCGTGGTCGGCCAACAATTCAGACTTGTGCCAACACCAGACTCTAACTATGCGACTGAGTTGACTTACTACGCAAAGTTGTCAAAGTTGTCAACATCGGTGGCCACCAACTTTATTTTGGAGTCCAGCCCAGACGCATATTTGTACGGAAGTCTGCTGCAAGCTGCGCCATACCTTCAAGATGACAATAGAATTCAGGTGTGGGCAACGCTGTACGAGCGTGCCTTAAATGACCTGCAAGTCGCTGATGACCGAGGCGCGACATCAGGCGGTGCATTGCTTACCCGTGCAAAGACTTTTGGATAAATATGATCACCACCACTAAAGGCGAGATGGACGAGTCACTGCTTGAAAAGCGTGAGGGGTCATTGGATAACGATACCGAGACAACGACTTGGGTCGAGTACTGGCTTGATGGCGAGTTGGTGCATCGATCCGTCCACATGGCGCTCAAGCGCGGTGTTTTTGCTGATGGCATTACTGAACAAATTTAAAGGAATAGATCATGGCAAATACTCAGGCAATGTGTACCAGCTTCAAGGGTGAACTGCTTGTCGGTCATCACAACTTTGGCACTGGCGTCATCCGTGCAGCAACGACTGCCGACACCTTCAAGGCTGCGCTGTACTTGGCCTCGGCCACTGTCAATGCGGCCACCACGGCCTACAGTTCCACCAATGAGGTATCAGGCACTGGCTACACTGCCGGCGGCGTGACAGTGACCTTTGGCACTGCGCCAAGCACCAGCGGCACGACTGCCTTTGTGACCCCAAGCGCCAGCATCAGCTACTCTGCTGTCACGCTGTCCACAGCGTTTGATGCTGTCCTGATCTACAACAGCACGCAAAGCAACAAGGCGGTCAGCGTCCACACCTTTGGTTCACAGACAGTGACCGCTGGGACATTCACGCTGACCATGCCAACCAATGACGCCAGCACCGGCCTGATTCGGCTGGCTTAACCAAGGGGCAGCGGCATGGCTGCTTATGGGACAGGCTATTACGGCCTTGGTGCTTACGGGATAGGCAATGTTGTCATCAGCGGCAACCAGGCGACTGGTGCTGCTGGTAACTTGCTGGCCGACAGGTCTGTCCAAGAAGACGGGACAATTGCCACCGGCAATGTCGGCACAGTTGCAGTTTCTATTTCGTTTGCCATCACTGGTAATGCGGCCACGGGTGCTGTCGGTTCTGTATCGGTATCCTCGACAAATGCAGTCACCGGCAATGCGGCGACTTTGTCAGTTGGCAGCGTTACCCCGAGTTTTTCATTTGCTGTCACCGGCAACACGGCCACAGGCTCTATCGGCTCTGTCAGCGTCACCAGCACGAAGGCGGTCACCGGCAACAGCGCCACGGGTGCTGTCGGCACAGTGCTGGCCGAGGTCATATCGTTCCAAGACATCACTGGTGTTGAGGGTACGGGATCAGTTGGCAGTGTCAGTAATGCCATCACAATTGCATTGACAGGCAACAGCGCCACAGGGTCTGTCGGCATCATCTTTGGATTTGGTTGGGGTGCGATACCCGACAGCGCAGAAACTTACACACCGATTAGCGACAGTGCAGAAACATGGGTCGCAATCGTTGATAATTCAGAGACTTGGACATCCATTTAGGAGTAACGCATGGCAGATACCACCACCACCAACCTACTGCTGACGAAGCCAGAGGTAGGCGCATCGACAGACACCTGGGGTACAAAGATCAATACCGACCTGGACTCGGTGGACGCGATCTTCACCGCCAACGGCACTGGTACAAGTGTCGGCCTGAACATTGGATCTGGTAAGGTTTTGACTGTTGGCGGGATTGCATCTCATGCAGCAGGCTCTGCGGCTGCGCCAACCATTACAGCCACAGGCGACACCAACACCGGCATCTTCTTCCCTGCCGCTGACACCATTGCTTTTGCTGAAGGTGGTGCGGAGGCTATGCGGATCGACTCGGCGGGTTTTGTGGGCGTTGGTACGACTACACCAACAGTAAAATTTGAGGCTGTAGCAGGAACTGGCGGTCTAGGCATAGGATTGTTTCGGACGGGCGATGCAACCGCTGCAAATAATGCGGGTGGCGGCTTTAATGCCACCTCAAGCGCAACGGCTGGAAGTCGTCTTGCCCAAGTTTGGTTAGATGCGGATGGTGCAAACTTTGGTGGGGGCGATTACTTTTACATCAATAAAATTGGAAATTCTGGAAATGTTGAGTTAATTCAGCAGTCTAACGCTGCAATGACTTTCCAGACCAACGGCACAGAACGCGCCCGTATCGACTCCAGCGGTAACTTTCTGGTGGGGACTACGAGTCTTTATGGCGGCGAAAAGTTAGCGGTATTGCAGTCTGCAAACAATCGTGGAATTGTGCTTCAACAAACAAATGCAAGTAATGCTAGTACAGCACTGCTTATTGATTGTTCAAGGAATACAACCAACGGAACATACAACGCCATTCAATATTACAATACAGGCGCTGGGGCGAATAAATTCTATGTGATTGATAGCGGCGCTATTTATTCAACTAGCACATCTATTACATCTACCTCAGACCAGCGATTTAAAGAGAATATTAAAGATATTGATGTTGGCTTAACGCAAGTGCTGGCGCTAAAGCCACGCAGATTTGATTGGATTGATGGTAAGGGTGAGGACAGGAAGAACGCGGTAGGTTTTATTGCTCAAGAAGTACAAGAAATATTACCCGATTTAATATCTCAATTTAAAGTTACTGATGCGGACGAAACTAAATATCTTGGATTACGCACTCAAGATTTAATTCCTACGCTGGTCAAAGCAATCCAAGAGCAACAAGCCCTCATCACAGCCCTGACAACCCGCATCACCGCACTTGAAGCAGCATGAATCAGATAGACGCAACGGACGCTCGGCTGGCAACGCATGAGGAAGTCTGTGCGCTGCGCTACCAAGCGATCCAGAAGAGCTTTGAATCAGGCAGCAAGCGCATGAGCCGCATTGAGTACATCCTCTATGCGCTGATTGCTGTCACGCTGCTCGGGCCAGGCTTTGCCGCTGAACTGATTAAGAAAATCCTCATGTAATCATGGACGCGCTGCCGCCACCACCGCCAGCAGCGCAAGCACCGGCACCTGTCTTTGAGTGCGTGCGCTGGTCATGGTCATCTGACCGGCTGCTGGTCTGGTGCTTGCAGTGGCGGGAGAAGAAGTCGTGATAGATCCATTCACAGCGCTAGCGGCCATTCAGACAGCGGTCAAGCTGGTGAAGACTGCCGCCCAGACTGTCCAATCCGTAGAATCCCTCGGCCCCGTATTGGGCAAGTTCTTTTCGGCCAAGGCCGATGCCATCAAAGTTGTCCAGCAGTCCAAGACGGGCGGCTTCAAGGGCAGCGCAATGGGCAAGGCCATTGAGCTTGAACTGGCCATCGAGCAGGCTAGAGCATTTGAAGAAGAGATCAAGATGCTCTTTTTCCAATCAAACAAGATGGAGGTCTGGGCCAAGATCGTGGCCCGTGCCGCAAGCATTGACAAAGAGGCAGCGCATGATGCACGGCGTGAGCGTGAGTCTGCTGCACGGCAAAAGAAGGAACTTGACGAATTTATCACCCTTGTGCTCATGTTGCTGGTGTTTGGCGCTCTTCTGGGCTTTTTGGGCTGGCTGATATTTGAGGTGATGCAGCAGCAGTGCGGAGGTAAGTGCTGATGGCGACTGACGAGCGCCCCCTCCAGTTGGTGGATAAGGTGCTGGCATATGTCAGTTCTCCGTTCAGGTTATTCGCTCTTGTACTTATGGCCGTGCTCACCTTTGCAGGGTACTTTGTATATACAAACCAAGACCTGCTGATCGGCGCTTACAAAGAGTCCAAAAAGATTCCAACGATTGCAGAAGACAGAGTGGAGGATGCAGCGGCGCATCTGTTCAAGCAATCTGGTGCGCTGGTGGTGGCGGTGTTCAAAGTCAACAGCATGTTTGGCACGCGCATCCTGTATCGGGCTTATGGCAAGAACGGCAGAGACAAGACCAATGACGGGCTGGATGTCGGCTTGTTTACTCAGAACGCTGCCAACAATGCCGATGTGGTCAAACTGATGGCCAGCGAGATTCCATGCGGCGAGTACAAGTCAGCGCAGAGTGAAATGGGCCTCTGGTATATCGCTAAGGGTGTGGCCTACACATGCCGCATTTCAGTGCCACCGGAGCCAGGCCGCTTTGTTGGCCAGATCACAGTCGGCTGGGCTACCCAGCCCGAAGACATGGACAGCACCCGTGCAATGCTGCAAATTGCCGCAACAATGCTTTCAAGGAGTAAACAGTAATGGACTGGCTAAAACAAATTGCACCAACGATTGCCACGGCAATGGGTGGCCCACTGGCCGGCATGGCAGTGTCTGCCATCTCCAAGGCCATCGGTGTTGACCCCGACAAGGTGGGCGACCTGATCTCCAACAACAAGCTGTCGGCAGAGCAAATTGCTCAAGTCAAGATGGCTGAGATCGAGTTGCAGAAACAAGCGCAGGAGCTTGGCCTCAACTTTGAAAAGCTGGAGGTCGAGGACAGGAAGTCAGCGCGGGAGATGCAGGCCACCACCCGCAGCCTGATGCCGCCAATATTGGCTGGCTCTGTCACTGTCGGTTTTTTTGCCATCATGACGCTAATGTTCTTCAACAAACTGGATGACAGCAACCCTGCCATCTTGATGATGCTGGGCAGCCTTGGTACGGCATGGACGGGCATCATTGCCTATTACTTTGGATCATCCGCTGGCTCACAAGCCAAGACCGATTTACTCTCTAAGGCAGGGCCAGTGAAATGAAAGAAAACTTTGACTCCGCACTGGCTGCTGTCCTCCACCATGAAGGCGGCTTTGTAAACCATCCATCCGACCCTGGCGGCATGACCAACCTCGGCGTCACCAAGAAGGTCTGGGAGGAGTGGGTCGGGCATGAGGTGGATGAAAAAACCATGCGCGGCCTAACCCCCGAGACTGTCGGCCCGATGTACAAGGCCAAGTACTGGGACAAGATCAAGGGCGATGACCTGCCGGCTGGCGTGGACTATGTGGTTTTTGATGCGGCGGTGAACAGCGGCCCAGGTCGGGCTGCAAAGTGGCTGCAAGCGTGCGTGGGGGTTGATCCTGACGGCGGCATCGGCCCAAAGACTTTGCAGGCCGTGGCGGCATTTGAGGGCGATCTGGTTGACGATTATGGCAAGCGCAGACTGTCATTCCTGATGGACTTGCCACACTGGCCGACCTTTGGCAAGGGCTGGAGTCGCAGGGTTGCCGAAGTTGGCAAAGTAGGCGCAGACATGGCATAAGTGAAATAATCATGTCATGGCCAATGTCAAGCAACAATTAGAGACACCTTCACTGTCACCTCTGGGTTATCCACCAGAGGTGTACGAGCGCCGGAACTTGAACGAGAACAACGGCGCACTGAACATTTTTTCCAGAAAACTGACTTCCGTCCTTGGCTCACTGTTTGGGCCAAGGGGCGGCAAGTTTATGAACAACCCTTACGGGGCTTTTCAGGACTCAACCGACCAGACGGCGGCCAACACCACCACGGCCTATGCCGTCACATTTAACACGACAGACTTCAGCAATGGCGTGACAATAGCCAGCAACAGTCGAATCACAGTGGCCGACAGCGGGATCTGGAACTTGCAGTTTTCCATTCAGTTTACAAATACGACAAATTCGTCTCAGGATGTGGATGTCTGGTTTCGGGTCAATGGTACAAATGTGGCCAATTCAAATAGTAGATTTGGCTTTGCACCTAGAAAAGGTGTTGGCGACCCGTTCCACATCATTGCGGCCATAAATTACTTTGTGAGCTTGAATGCGACTGATTATGTGGAGATCATGTGGAGGCCAACCGACATCGGTGTTCAAATTGAGCAGTACGCTGCCAGCGCCAGCCCCACACGACCAGCAGTGCCATCGGCCATCGTCACGATGAGCTTTGTGTCCAACCTACCGACAATATAGCCATGTACATCCCACTCAAACTACCACCAGGCATCTACAGAAACGGCACAGAGTACCAAGCAGCAGGCCGCTGGTATGACGCGAATCTGGTGCGCTGGTACGAGAACACCCTGCGGCCTATGGGCGGCTGGAGGAAGCGCTCGGCAAGCCAGATGACTGGTTTGTGCAGGGGCTTCATCACTTGGCGCAACAACAGCGGTGAGCGATTCATTGCCGCTGGTACACAGTCCAAGCTGTACGCTATGAACGAGGCGGGGACACTCAAGGAAATCACACCAACCGGCATCACTGCCGGCATTGCCGATGCCACGATCAAAACCGGCTACGGCTACGGCACTTATGGCACATACGCTTATGGCGTGGCCCGACCCGACTTGGGTGGTCTGATTCCGGCCACCACATGGAGCCTTGACACATGGGGCGAATATCTGGTGGCCTGTTCAAGCGCTGACGGCAAGCTGTACGAGTGGCAGCTTGGCTTTACAACGCCCACCTTGGCAGCGGCCATTACCAACGCGCCAACGGGCAACAAGGCTCTTTTGGTCACTGCCGAGCGCATCCTGTTTGCACTTGGCGCTGGTGGCAATCCACGCAAGGTGCAGTGGTGTGACCAAGAAGACAATACAGTCTGGACGCCTGCGGCCACCAATCAGGCTGGTGACTTTGAGTTGGCTACAGTTGGCTCATTGATTGCCGGCAAGCGCGTCAAGGGTGTCAACCTGCTCTTTACAGATGTGGATGTACACACGGCGACCTATATCGGCGCACCATTTGTCTATGGCTTTGAGAAGGCCGGATCTGGCTGCGGCCTGATCTCGGCTCAATCTGTAGCGGCCATCGATACGGCGGCCATCTGGATGTCTAAGAGTGGCTTTTTCACTTATGACGGATATGTCAAGCCCTTGCCTTGCGAAGTCTCAGATTATATTTTTAACAACATCAACTACAACCAAGCGTCTAAGGTCTACGCTGTCCACAACAGCCAGTTTGGTGAGATCTGGTGGTACTACCCGAGCAGCGGCAGCAATGAGAATGACAGCTATGTCACCTACAACTACCGCGAAAACCACTGGAACATAGGCTCATTGGCCCGTACTGCTGGCACTGATGCGGGTGTGTTCACCAACCCGCTGCTGGTGTCATCTGATGGCTACATCTACGAGCATGAAGTGGGCTTTGCCTATGACAGCGCCAGCGTCTACGCTGAGTCTGGGCCGGTGCAGCTTGGCAACGGCGACAACCTGATGTCTGTGCGGCAAGTTGTCCCAGATGAGCAGACCTTGGGCGAGGCGGTGGTTTCATTCAAGACCCGCAATTACCCGACAGGCGCTCAATCCACCTTTGGGCCATACACGGCGGCCAACCCTACGGATGTCCGGTTTATGGCGCGGCAGGTCAATGTCAAGGTGACGGGTGCGGTTTTGGCTGATTGGCGCATCGGGGTGATGCGGCTGGATGCGGTGGCCAGCGGCAAGCGATGAGTGATTCTGAGCATTTGAAGAGACTACGCCACCATGTGGAGGCTGCTTTAGAATACTCTGGAGGCACACATAATTTTGACGATGTTGCCGAGATGGTTGAGGATCACAGACTGCAGTTGTGGCCAGCCTCAAACTCGGTGGTATTGACAGAGATCATTGTCTATCCGCGACTCAAGAACTTGCATTACTTCTTGGCTGGTGGCGACCTAGATGAACTCTCACGGATGAGATCGATGATTGAATCCTGGGGCAAGTCGATTGGCTGCACCAGAGTGACTTTGGCAGGCCGCAAGGGCTGGGCAAAGACATTTTTAAAAGACGAAGGTTACAGCCCACAGTGGTCTGTACTTGCAAAGGAGTTGTAAATGGCAACAATTGACGAGTTAGGTCTTACCCCGTACCAGCGAATCATGGCGCAAATGACGCCAACCATGAATCCGTACACGGGCGCAGGTGTTGCCATCGGTGGCTACGACCCAGCACTCTACAGGCGCATGAGTGGATCAGGTCTGATTAACTTGGGCCAAGGTGGCTACGGCGGCGGTTCTGGCGGCGGCATGGGCGGTGGTGGTAGCGGCGCTCCAAGTGGGCCAATTGCCCCCACTACGCCAGAAGAGTTTGCCGCGCAAAGTGCGCGTAATCAGCAGATCAACGACTTTCTGACAAACATATCAAAAGTTAGTCTCACAGGTCTGATTAGTAGTGGATTAGTCGGCCTACTAGGCGGTAAGCCGCAATCACCTGCGCCTGTGGAGGATGTAGGGACATATTTTGGTAAGAATCCAATGAACGACTTTGGCTTTGCTACACAAGCAGAAGCTGATGCAATCAATGCTGCCCAGAACGCTCAATCCATGCAGTCGATGCAGGATGCGCTGGCCGCAGATACATCAGCAGCGCAAGCGCAAAGTGTTGCAGACCAAAATACTGGTGGGGACAGCGGTGGTTATGGTGGCTACAGTGACGGCGGCGGCAGTAGCAGCTTTGGTGAGGGTCAGTACAACATGGGCGGCCCTGTTGACCGAGTCGGTGGCCCTAACCCACCAGGCCCAGATGACGGCACTGGCATGTTGCAGCTTGGCGAATATGTCATCAAAAAATCAGCGGTCAAGAAGTACGGCCAAGGGCTGCTGGACATGATCAACGATGGCAAGATACCCGCCAAAAAAATGAAATCTTTACTCGGCTAAGGGGAAAAAAATGTCTAAAGGTGGAAACCAAGTATCAACGACTTCAATTGATCCTGACATCAAGAGTGCGTTTCTCACAAACTTTCAGCAGGCTCAAGGTGTTGCAGGGGCATTGCCCGTCCAGCAGTTTGCTGGCTACAACCCTTTGTATCAGGCTGGTGAGCAGCAGATTGTCAACCAGTCTCTGACCCCGTTCACTGGGCAGGAAATTGGCGGGTTTATGAATCCGTACCAGCAGGAGGTGATTGACCGCAGCCTTGGCGACATTGAGTCGAGCCGCCAGATGCAAGACCTCAGAGATCGTCAGGCTGCAACACAGGCCAAAGCCTTTGGTGGCTCACGCCAAGGTGTGCAGTCTTCACTGACCAATGCCGCTGCACTCAAGCAGGCCGCTGACCTGTCAGCGAATCTGCGCAATCAGGGCTATGGACAGGCGGCTCAATTGGCTCAGTACGCCCGTGGCCAGAATCTCCAAGGCGGCCAGAATGTGATGGCACTTGGCGGTGCGCGTCAGGCTTTTGAGCAGCAACAGCTTGATGCCATCCGCAACATCGGCCTGCAAAAACTTGGCATCGTACAGTCCAGCTTGGGTGCAAGCCCTGCCAACTTGGGCGGCAGTGTATCAACGCCTTACACCCGCAATGCCGCATCGGGTGCTTTGGGTGGTGCTTTGGCTGGCGGCCAAATGTTTGGCCCTTATGGCGCAATTGCTGGTGGTCTTTTGGGCGCAATAGGTTAAGGGGATAAAAATGTCAACACCATTTGACTTTGCAAACTTTGGCAACATGTTCGGCGGCATGCAGGGCGGCACGCCCACTGGTCTTGATGCGCTGCTGAGTGAAGACCAGCGCAAGCTGATGGGCCGCAACGCTACGCTGGCAGCGGCGGCTGCACTGCTGCAAGCCGGTGGCCGTAGCACCACCCCCATCGGCCTTGGCCAAGCCCTTGGCTCGGCACTGCAAGCTGGCCAGCAAGGCTACACCCAAGCGCGTGCTGGGTCGGTGCAGGATCTGATGGTCGGCGAGAAGCTGAAAGAGGCTCAACGCGCTGCAATGGCTGATGCTGATTTTTTAAAGTTTATTCAAGGGCAAGGAGGTGCTCCGGCTGCGCCAATAATTCCACCAGCAATGCCGCAAGTAATGCCACCAGAGCCATTGACGGGTGTGGCAGTGCCGCCTGTTGAAAGATTTGTGTCGGAGACGATGCCTGTGCGGATGCCACCGCCGATGGCGGCTGCGCCTGCTGCTGCGCCTAGTATTTTTTCTGGGTTAAGCCAAGAGCAGCTTAAATTAATCGGTAGCCTTGGCCGTGACAAGGGCGTGCCGGAGTTGCTCAGGATGTCGTCAGCGGCATCAGAGTTTGGTGAGGCAAGGCCAGTGGTTATTGATGGCCGAACTGTTATGGTGCAAACCAACAAGCTGGGTCAAAACAGAATTGCTCCAAACATGATGCCTTATGAGGCGCTTTCACCTGACATTCGTGCTGTGGAATATCTTACCGGTCAACCATTGGCTGGCACTGGCCCAGCAGGCACTAGTAAGGTTGGCGAATATCGTCAGCAAATTGCCACTAAGGTTGATGTCAAACCAGTTATTGACATGACTGGTGGCCAAGCAGGCTTTACCAATCTAATGGCGATTGGCTCTAAATTTAAAGCAGAGCCAATCTACAAAGACTTTAGCGACATGGAGACTGCATACAGCCAAGTTGTTTCATCACTGAAACAAGGCACACCAATTGGTGATGTCGCTGGTGCTACCAAGGTGATGAAGCTGCTTGACCCTGGCTCTGTTGTGCGTGAGTCTGAGCTTGGCATTGCAATGGCTGCTGGTGGCCGCATGGATCGTTTGCAGAACTATTTCAGTAACATGCTGTCCGGCCAAAAGCTGACGCCTACTCAGCGTGATGACTTTGAACGACTCTCCAACGAGCTATACGCTGCTGCTGGTCAGGCTTACAACAAGAAGCGTGCAGAGTACCAACAATTTGGCGAGGCTTACGGATTCAAAAACCTTGACACTGTACTTGGCGCACCGGCCACTGTTCCATCAATTATGCGCAAACCGCAACCTGGCCCTGATGGCGCACCGCAAAAACGCAAAAACCTAAACGACATTTTTGGGGGCTAATGATGGAAGACATCCA